ATACTAGGACCAGGAGATGGAACACCTCTAAAAGAATGAGTTGTCCACTCTTGCATCTTCTCAACATACCAGTCTGAAGGGATAACGGTCTTCTGATTCTTGAAAATTGCTTCTCTGTACTCCGCCATTGCAATTTCCATATCAATAGCTTCGTTCATTTCACAGTTGAACGTCCTCACCTCCCTCCACATCTCAGCACTACCTGTTAAATCACTCTCTAATCCACCATCAGTCTGTACAACATAGGTATCTGCTGCTGAATCTATAACATAATCTCTATTAAATTCTAAACTGGTCGGCGAACTTAGTCCTTCAAATAGATTTCTGAAGTGTTGTTCATCGTGGAAACCAGCATTACACCCCATAGCGGCATCAAACCACGCATTCCAATTCGTTTCTAGCTGTGCTTGTAGTCCTTTATGTGATTTCTCTCTTAATTCTATATTATTTCCAGCATCATCAACACCTAGTAATGGTACTTTTACATAAACACCAGTATCAGCATTAATAGGCCACGTGCTTTCTCTAGTACAAGTCTCTTCTTTTGTTCCCCAATGAGTTGATGCTTCTCTTATTGCTTCTGCGAGTGCTTTGGATTCACAATCCCCACCACTTCGCTCGAACATTTCCATCCAACCATCAGTCTGATCATCATAAGAACCTATCTCTCCACAGATATCCGTTAGGGTATCGCATTTAGGTCTTAGGTACTTCGTATAGGAAACCTTCTTAGGATAGGCATAGAACCCGCTTAAGGACGCTACAACGGTTTCTGTGGTAACAGGTACATTTCCTCCTCCTAGGTTTTGCGTCCCAGGGGTATCGAACCACCCTGCCACGCAATCGGCGGTCGCGCTCGATTCTGATCCAGTTACTGTCTCTCCTGGAAAATTACCAGAGGGACTATCAAGTTCTATGATGTCTAATCCCCCAGGTTCTCGAAAATTATGCCACTCCTTAACAGTACCAGTAGCACCGTTTGCAGCTGTAACAGTCTCACCTACCTTAAACTGTCCACTGCTATTACGCACGGATATACGTGAAGTGCTGCTATCGCATATCCATAACGTAAAGTATTGCTCTTCACCAGAAACCCTTATACTTGCTGGTGCGTAAGTATTACAGATTGTATTTTCAGCACACGTTACATTATTGAGTGTGAAGAGATACTCGAAGTATGTCTCATCAGTATTAACTCCCAATAAATTGTTAGCAGGATTTGATCCACTAGGGTCAAACGTAAATGGTGACCCATATGGACTACTAATTGCTAATCCTGCTTGGAAATTACACGTCAATCTCTTGTCTTAGCTCTATTGTATTTAACCTATTTTCGACTGAATCTAAGTACTTCGCTACTTCCTGATGTTCTGTACGACCAGGTGCACGATACATTATCTTACCGATAGGTCTTGCTGAGAGTTCTTCCACCCGTTTTTCCAACGCAGCTATGCGTTCCTCTAAGATCTTATGATCTGTTTTGATTACCTGTTCGTTAACGACTTTTTCGTACCAGTCAGTTGACGTTTGGGTTGATTTTTTTGACGATGGCATTGGGAGCGTGTTGGTGAATTTCTTCTAGGTTTTTCTCAGCAGTCTTTACGGTGCGAAAATGATGGGCATCATCTACGTCCGTAGTCCATATAGAATCCTGCCTCCAGTATACCACACCAGAAGACAATGCACTACCCTTGTGGTTTTGTGCGATTGTCCAATACGATTTTTTCGCAGCCATAATTAATTTTCTATAGAGGGAAATTTTTTCCGACAAAAATATTTAGCTCTCTCGTTTGGTTCGTTATAGATTAGCATTGCTCGATTTTCCATACAAAAAACCCCTCGGTTAACTGTCCGAGGGGTCACTGTGCTAATATAGTTTGACCTCTGCCCTAACGCCACAACTGAGATAAAACTCAATCATTTTCAATGCTTGCTCGTAGGTTGGGAAACTTGCGTACTTGCATTGTTGGGTGTAGGGGGTCCAATACCTGATCGTGGTGTTCATTGGCAATAGGATGGGTCAATTTGGCAGAGTTTCTCATTCCTGGATTCGGTCATCTCGGTGACTGAGGAAATGAGGTTGTTGCCGATGAGGACACCAGCAACAACAACGACGGCGACGAGAGCAATTCTCATTTTAGTGTCTGTCGGAAATGTTCCAAACCCCGTAGGTTTGGTGAGAGGGTGCAGGTCTCAAACCTGCTCGGATCTCTTGGTTGATTTGCTCTTGCTCAATTTCTTGGCGAACCATCCGCTTGCAGAAGTCCTCCATATTGGGAGAGCAGAAATAACCGTTGCCTGAGATCATAGGATGATGTTGGTTGAACATACTCAAATTATAAACCCCCACCCGTGAGAGTGGGGGCTTTTGTGGACACTTTGTCAACTGTACCAGTTAGTCAAGAAGTAGTACTTGATGATCGGGGTAGGGTTGCAAAGAAGGTCGTAGCATTCTTGAGTCATTTGGTAGTGCATTTGAAGATGACGAGTTTGCGGTTGAATCGGGAAAGGAGTTTGTCGTTTAGGAAACGGATCACAGAACCTCCTTCATCAGTTCCGCAATAATGGATTCATCGCAGTCCAGTGAAATGAGTTCTTCATCACGGAGACTTTCATCGATGAGGTCAGCGAGAGCGTCAGTGTCAAATTCGTTCATTAAGAGATGAGTTCAAGAGGGACATTTGGAGTGATCACGAGACCAACGGATTCTTGACGGAATGCCCGTTGGTAAGATTTGCCGATCGCTCTTAGTGTTGATTGTAGTTCATCTTGGTCGGATTCGGGTGCCATTATTACGAGAATTTTACAATTCTCTTTGACCCCTCTCCAAAGACCAACACCGTCAAGGATGGTCGCATACTCAAGATGAGGTCCAATGTCTGTACGGATGAACTCGTCAAACATTGCTTCTGATACGGTTCCAGCATCGGGGATGTCTAGACCCATCATCAGTTCAAGTCGAATCATAGAAGAATTTCTTTGACTCTTCTAATATACATCCTTTTAGGCACATTTGGGGTAAGGCGGTGCCACTTCCTGAACTGTCCATTTCATCACCGTTGGTGGTTCCTCTTCGCCATAATGGGCATTGAGGTATGCCTCTAGCTCTTCGGGCAGGTGTGACCATTGTACATCAGAATCGGAAGCCGCCTGGATAGTACATTTGAACTCATAGAATAAGGGCATAGCAAAAAGAACTGAGAATGATTCTCAATATCGATAAAGAGGGCAAGAAAAAAGGATATGTGCTAGATGCACATATCCTCAAAGCGCATTCTGACCGTTGCTTCAATTTCGTCTGAGTTCATCATAGCGATGTGTCCAGTATCGGTGAGTTCAGCAATGACCTCTTCGTAGAGGTCTTCCAGAATTGACTCGTGATGTAGGACTGACATTAGGCGTAATCGAAGGGTGAAGGTTCAGTGATTTTCTCAAAGAGAGAATCGTAGGCATCCTGATCAAATTCGTCAGGGGATCCAAGGTCGGAGAAGAAAACTGCCATCTGGACGAGGACGGTTTCTTCTGCTTCGGTGAGTTGAAGATTTCTCATACTGTAATTATAGGCGATCAGGGGACACGTGGTGTGTCCCTTGTGCCAGTTCTTCAACTGTCCACCGCGAGCTGGAATTCTTCAGCAGATGGTCCAGAAATGACCGTTTCCATCCGTGACTTGTCGATACGACCTGATTTGAACTGATGGTAGACTGGTGTCCAGTGACCCTTGAAAAGTAGAATCCTCAAGACTCAATTGCGTGGTACTTGACCATTATAGGGCACAGGGTGCCAAGTCTAGATCAAGTCAGACACTTCCTCAACTGTCACACGGCTCTCGTCAGGGTGTGCCGTGTTCCAATATAATACAATCTCGTCTAACGTTTTGTTACCAAATTCTTCGTACAACTTATCCAACACCTTTTGGTAGTCTATGCCAGGGGTACTCTCTACTAATTTGCTCATCCTAGTAGCTACCAGTTTCTTGATTAAATCTTTCTTTGTATGAGTCATAGTTGTTGTGACACTCTACTAGCTGACACATTAACCTTTAAAAACAAAAAAAGAGAACTTATTAGAAATCAGTATTCTTCAAAAGTCACAGAATTGACTTTTTCAGGATCTTCGATTTCTAGTAAATCCTCCCAATCCCACTGTGTCGGGTCATCGTCTAATGTCAGGTCCAGCACCACACGGTACCTGGTTTGCCTTGGTCTCTCAACCTCACTTAACTTGATGTCCTTAATCAGGGCTCCGAGGTTAATGAAGTTGAGAGATGACATAGCTATGACCATTGCTAGTGGGTATTTATGCGAGTGCTAACCAGTCGCCTGTGTACTCGACCTCACCAGTTGGTGTTGATACGAACCAATCAAACTTGCGTTGAAAGAGGTTGTACCCTAACCAGTCAACCAAAATCTCGTTGAGAATCTGCTTGGTGGTATTTGTCCAGTACCCACAATTGTTGATACTGACTCTGTGTCCCTCGATCTTGCAAATGAGGTGACCGTGGAAACGGACCTCAACCACGCCATCGTTGAAGGATACATTGCGGTTGCCTTTGCTGAAGTTGTTACCGTGACGGATCGCGGTTAGCATTTCAGAGTCAACTTTGCGCATTTGGTTCCTTTGTTGAAGACTCCTCTATTATAGGACCTGATGAGGCAATATCAAAGGCATTTGTGCCACTTTGCAAACTGTCTTGTGCCACTTCTTCTTCTGTCTGAGTTGGTGTCATATTTGTTACAACTGCGTCCTCTGGCATTGTGCTACCTGTGAAAGCGTCCCAACCCCTTGCCAACATATCACGATTCTGTTCTAGTCTAGAATCTAGCTTCAGATTGCCTGAGTTGATCCTCTGGTTGATGAATTTGCCGATTGAGGCATCCTCTCTTTCTATGGTCGCCTCGATTGGTTCGATGACATTATCCTCGTCATCCCTGTCCTGCTCTGCTTCTAACTGTCCACTTAATAACATAAAAGAGGACTGAAATTCATCTAAATCTTCACATTTATAACAATATTGTACATTTAAATTACTTTTAAATGTTATTTTAACGAAATTATTATCAAAATCTAACTCTAAGTAGTCAACAGCACTACTTGGCACCTCTCTGTATCCTATTTTACCGAGTAATTCAGCCATTTTCCAAGTTTTACTGTTTAAATTATACTTGATTTATCTTAAAAAGTCAAGTATTTAACTTTTTGACTTTTCGAGATTTCCGAATATTTCAGTTTTTTAACTTTCTTGCTTTTTGCTTGACTTTTCGATAGACTTCGGGCTTAGATCCCCAAATCCCTCAACATTAACTAATGAATAGAACACACAAGTATGATTTATTTAACATTTAATTAAACACATAGTTTTCCACAGGTTATCCATAGTTTTTCCACAGGGTTGTGGAAAACTCCTAGTCATATCAATGTGAGCTACGTGCGGAGTGTGTAGACATTCTATTCAGATTCTTTCTAGATTCTATGTTTTCTAACTGTCTCTCTACCTCTACCTTAATTGTTGATAGATGTTGTGATAAGTATGGCTCATACTCATTGCCTTCTATCAAATCTTCTAGATGTAGTATATGTTCAATGGCAAAGTATAGTTTAGTTTGATCATTCATCTTCACTACGTCTATCCTCCAAGTATGATAGTAGTAGACCTACCCACACAAATCCTATGATCAATACAAGTAATTCTACTACTGGTGTTGGTAACATCAATCTAGTGAACCAAGGTCATTTATTTGTTGAGGCTTTGGTTTATGTGCTTTAAAGTCATCGTGATTACCATCTCCAGGCATTTTACCAAAGGCGAGGTATTCAACTGCTTGTATGCTCCCTTCAAGGCGATCTAAATCTCTGTCTAGTTTCACATACTCTAAGTGTGCTTCCTCTAGTTCTACTTGTCTCATCTCCAGTTGTGTTTGTCTCTTCGTGAAACGATGTAACAACTGTTCGTATGATTCAGTTTCTTTCATTGTGTGATTGCAAGTGAGAATATTTATGGGGTGATACAGGCAGTTTCTAACACCAGACGTGGAGTTGATCTTAGTTCTTGTGAGAGTTGGCGATAGCCACTACCAACATAGACCTGACCGCCGACGACCGCCACCGCACAAATAGCCCAGAACCAATAATAATACTGAGTCTTCACTTGATGTTGATTCTTCTTCTTCATTTTCAGATCTGGATGTTGTGCGTACAATGGTCCTTGGTAATCTCTACGTTCTAACATAGCCCTTTGAGATTTGAGTATATTATACCATATGTGAGGTTCGGTGTAAACATCGGTATAATTACCCCTTTACAGATGGTGAAGAAATGAGTGTTTGTAATGGTTCCAGGACATAAATAGTAGTAGAATCGGAAGGCAACAAGATGAATCCAAAGCCCTCTATATGATGGCAAACATTCAATTAAACAACAAACGAGGTCAATTTATGTTAAATCATAATATCATCAGCTTTAATCAATTAGCAGATTGGAAAGAAACGACTGAGCAAGTTCAAGACACGGATGATAAGCTCAATAACTACTACGAGTGTTTAATTGATTTTGCCGATGATAAGAATGCTACTAGGATATGCAGTAGTATTCTAACCTAGAATAGTCCAGTAAACATACCGCCCAACAGACCCCTTGCAAAAGGGGTCTTTTTAATGCTATAATGACTCAATGACTACACGCCACCTATTTTCTGTACCAATACTAGAGACTGAGGTCAATCTTGATAAGATTGTACTAGGTCCCAGTGCGTACAGATATAATGGTGAGGTGAATTGGTCATACGGTCAACAACAATGTCCACAAGAAACATACGATTACTTACACAGTATTGTGTCACCGTGGCTATTAGAAACTGATCCTTATCTTGAGCTTCAGTTCACTGATATCTGGCGTAATCAGTATACTAAATCAGATTATCAAGGATATCATATCCACGCACAGTCACAATGGTCATTCATCATCTATGAAACTGTTGATAGTAAGACTGTGTTATATAATCCAGCGTGGCTATTAATTCAGAATCATATGGGTATCAGTAAATCTATGCCTTGTATTCATAACGTGGAGCTATCCTCAGGTAATATGTTAGTATTCCCTTCATTCATTGCTCATCACGTAAATAATGGTAACGAGGGCACCACAATCAGTGGTAATATTAAACTAAGGTACTTCTAATGGGCTGTTCTAACTGTGATAATGTATCACTTGAAGACTATGAAAATGCTATGTTTAGGCATCTAATTACTTGGAGACGTGGTAAATACTACGTGAAGACAGATAGTGGTGTCGTTAAGGAGTTTGATACTCAAAACGATGCAAAAGAATTTATATTTAATGGGGGTATCCAGGACAATGGAGATTGAAAAGCAAATCCCACCTGATATGATGAAACGTAGAGAGCAAAAGCAAGCACTACGTGACTTCAGTACAGCTGATAGATCACATCAAAGATACCCAGAAGATAAGGTCGTCAAACATATTATCAATGGTCAGGATACATTTATTCGTGAGTATCCTGCACACGCACCTGAGAAGTTCTGTGATATGTTGATGGACTATGCTAATAGTTTGCTTGAGAAAAAGAATAATAATGCTCCATCACCTGAACATACTGGTACAAATGAGGCAGTAGGACAGTTTGAGCGTAAGGATTTCTATTTCTTTCTAACTGAAGGCACATCACCCAACGTACGCAATACATTACTATCAGGATGGTCAAAGCTATGCTCTGATCATTATGTAAATGAGTTTACACAATTAGGTGCACACGATTTCTGGATGTCACCTGCTAAAGTACAACTCACAAATCCTTCTGAAGGATTCCACGGATGGCATTATGATAATGCTGGTTACTTCGTAGGAATGAGAGAATTTGTCATCATTACATACTTAAATGATGATTTTGATGGTGGTGAGACTGAGTTCTTGTACCAAAGTTTGAGAGTTAAACCAGCAAAGGGCAAGACTGTTATCTTCCCTGCTGCTTACACACATATGCATCGTGGTAATCCTCGTCTAGGTGGT